TAACCAACACTGAGGGTTACTTTCCAAAAGAAAGTGGATAAGAGTAGAAACAATAATGACTCGAAAGATACCTCACTTAAACGTGTAATCTCAGCGTTTCTTTAAATGGAGCCACCGGTAAAAAATTCAGGGACAATTTGTCCCTTTTTTTTGTTTTTACTGATTCATAAATTAAATCAATAAACCTCAACATTTCAGTATGAGTCATGTTGTTTTTGGCATAATTACAGGACATACTTATAAATTGTATATTTCCTTTCACATATCCTAAATTACTATCAATTCTATCTAAAGATGCTGTATTGATATTGTTACCATCTTCATTAGGGTGAACTAATTTTACACCACTATAAACACAAACACCACTCTGTATTTCCCATTGATCTAAAAGATCCTGTAAATCTATGTTATATTCATGATGTCTTTTTTTTACTCTCCTGAAATGTTCTCTAAGTCCTGTAAATTGATCTCTACGACCTTTAGTAAAAGGTAAAATATATTTTACATTCTCCTCAACATAATTATTAAGATGTGAATGATTATCAATACCACAACATTTTCTCGAACAATAGTTTTTTCTACCAATTTTTTTGTTTCTAACTATCTCAGATTTATCTTTCAAGAACTCAATACCACAAGATGGATTAGAACATATTGTTAATTCTTTTTTTCTTTGTCTCATATTCTTTTATTTATAAATAGTCCGTATCCACAGAAAAAACCAAGTATCCACAAAAAAATAAACAAAAAAAATCCCACCATAATTAAATAGTGGGATCAGTTGGTGGACCTAGAGGGCTCCGACTCCCTCGTCCGGCTCGTCTTGTTTAAAAGACGACTACATGTTTAGGATGGTATTTTCTAATACCCCAAAATATTTGATTTTTACTTGATCAAAAACAAGTTTAATTTGTTCTTCACTATCGTAAATTAAAAACCAATAGACAACTCGATTTATGGTTCAGTTGTATTTCACCTTCATCACTTCTGTTCCTGAGCGTATGTGAACCGGCTCGCGTTTCCGTAAACTTCTTAAGCTACAGTAACTTCAGAACCTCTTAGTAAACCAAGAGTTTCCATTTTGTTTAGCACATTGCCAGTTGTGTTTTGAACCAGTTTTTAACGAGTTTAATTCAGACCCGACATGCTTCTTTTATTCAACCAACGCCCGTCAATTCCAATATAGGCCCATATATCATTATGGTGTATGTCAAATAACTTCTATACAAATATAATACAAAGATTTATATTATTCAATATATTTATAAATATATGAAAAAAAGACTTCTTATAGAAAATGATGTTAATGAAATGACGGACTTTCAAAAAATCCTTCTTTTGAATAAACGAAAGTTAGATCCGAACGATGTCGAATTCAAAAGTAGTGATTACAAAATTGACTTAAATAAAGTTCAGATTAAACCTGATGGTTTGTTATTCGACTTTGATGATTTAGAACAATTTTTAAAATTTTTTCATTACCCTGCGTTTGAAGAAGGAACTGATGGTGAGTGGGATGCGGTTAACTATGATCGAATGTATTATGGTTCTTGGGATTTTTATAATGAGTGTCAAGATCGAGCGTATGATGATTGGCGTGAAGGATATACTTTAGGTTATCTTTGTAGTGAAGCGAACATCAGACTAAGAGAATTACTTAAAATAATTGCACCTAACCTTGTTGATTATATCAAAGAAGATGGTAGTAGAATTGATGGTGAAGGGGATATCACAAGTGTATTAGACAAATATTTTAAAAATATTGGTGATGAAATGGATGAGATTATATGTTCTGCTAAAGCAAATGCAACTGAAGAAGGGGCTAAAAAGGAGATAGAAAACGCATATTGTAATACACTTAGTGAATTTGGGGTTGAGAAGTGGGGTAAGTGGTGTTTTGGATTATACTTTATAAGTTGGGGTAATCTGGTACAGTTATTTATTGAAGATGGTGAATTTGATGGAAATGCTCTTGATGTAATGATAGATAAAATATATAGAAAATTTAGACATAGTCTTCCTGAATATTACGAGATGGAATATCAAGTTATGGATAACGAAATCTTTGAATCTCAATCTTGTGAAAAATTAGTCAATTTGATTGATGAATATATAGAAAGAGCTCAAGAAGAACTTTCACCTGAATATACAAAAACTATGAATAAACTTAGTTCGTTAGGTCTTTTTAATACTAGTGGTTTAGAAATACCAGGTCAAAGAGGTTTGAGAATTAAAGTTGACGAGGTCGATCCCGAAACTTTAAAAGTTAAATATATTGTGGGATCAAATAGTTATTTTGGTGATCGAAAATACGGTTTATCAACTCCTGATGAAGTAATTGCAATAGCAACTCAGCCAGGTTTATTTAGCCCGACTGAGTATAGAATCCTACCTGGTCAATTAAGACGATAACGTTCTTTTAAAATTTCGTATAATTTCTGACCATCATCATCATTAATAAATAATTGGTTATAATCGTATGGTTCAGAAATTATAATTCCATCTTTTTCTTCAATAACGTCGATTGTCTCTAATTGATGAATTTCTTCTTGGTATATATCATCATCTTCAGCATCATCCTCAAATAGAATTGATTTTTTAAATATTGGTTTTTGTGTTATATATTTGAATTCATATTTTTTAAATTCAAGATCTTTAACCAAGTTTAAACCAGCATCGATTGCTCTTGAAACATCATCAATACAAACAAATTCACTTGGGCTATGCATGTTGTAATAACCGCAAGATATGTTAATACAAGAAAAATCTGACTTTTGTTTGATCATCATAATATCCGTATATGGATGTGATTGGACCAACATTTCATTTTTAAATGAATTGGTGATTGATTGAATTGCCGTTTTGAAGAACTCCCCTTCTGTGTCAAACAATACTGTTCCAAAACAACTATAAGAGATCAGGTGGTCACCAGGAGCGTCGTATTGAACGCAATAACCAACATCTTTTAAAAACTCTTTATCCACCAATTTTGATCCATGGCAACCTGTTTCTTCTGAAACAAAAAACGCAACTTTAACTTTATCTAATTGAGAAAGAAGTTCCAAACAAATATAAATTCCACATTTGTCATCGCCACCAATTCCTGTTGGGTTATCGTCTTTATCATATGCCTTTAAACATAAAACTTGATCCCTTCCAAAATCTTTTCCAAATGTAAATGGACGAATAAGATATTCTTCTTTAACAATTATTTCATCGATAAGATCATGAACCGTATCGGTGTGGGAAATAAACATTGGATAAAATTCACCTTCATCTAATGTTCCTTTGGTTGCATATATGTTATTATGTTCGTCACAAGTTAAAGTAACTCCATCCATATCCCCAATGGTAGAAATTAAATACTCTACCATTTTACTTTCCTTATAAGTCTTGGTTGGGACAGATAAGAGTTCTTTAAATTTATTTAGATTCATTTTTAATTGTTTTTACAAAGATAGTTGAATAATTGTTAATAAAAAAAATTATTCTTTCTTTTTTCTACCTCTTTTTGGTTTTTCTTCCTTTAATCCAACAATAACATCATCATTTTCCACTTTCAAAACATATTCTTTGTCTTCTTCAATTTCCGTCATTAAGATTTTTTCAGAAATTAAATCTTCAATTTTATTTTGAATTGCTCTTTTGATAGGTCTTGCCCCAAAAGTTTCGTCAAAACCAACTTTTGACAAATAATCAACCAAATCTTGTTCATAAGAAAAATAGTATTTTTTTTCTGAAACTCTTTTTAATAATTTGTCAATCTCTAACTTGGTAATAACGTCAATGTGTGGTTTTTCTAAAGAGTTAAAAATTACAACATCATCAATTCTATTTAAAAACTCAGGTGAGAAGAACTTTTTCATTTCTTTTTTCAGCACATCTTGTTTTTCTTCTTCTTTAACGACATCACTTTTTAGAGGTTGGAATCCCATACCAGTTCCAAAGTCTTGTAATTTTTTAACCCCAATGTTGGAAGTCATAATAATTAAACAATTTTTGAAGTTAATTTTACGACCCAATGAATCTGTAATATGACCATCATCTAACAACTGAAGAAGTGTTGAGAAGATGTCTTTGTGAGCTTTTTCAATCTCATCAAACAATACCACAGAATAAGGTTTGTTTTTAACTTGTTCTGTTAATTGACCACCTTCATCGTGACCAACATATCCTGGAGGAGATCCAATCAAACGAGAAATGGTGTGTTTTTCTTGGTATTCACTCATATCTACACGAATCATATTGTCTTCACTACCAAAGATTTCTTTTGCCAATTGTTTTGCCAAATATGTTTTACCAACACCCGTAGATCCCAAGAAAATAAATGAACCGATCGGTTTATTTGGATCTTTGATTCCAATTCTATTTCTTCTAATTGCTTTTGAAATTTTATTTACTGCCTCTTCTTGACCAATAACCTTTGAATTTAAACTTTCATTTAAGTTAATTAACGAATTTCTTTCGTCCAAATTAATATTGGAAATTGGAATTTTGGTCATGTTGGAAACCACTTCATAAATTAAATCTTCAGGAATACTTCTTTTACTATTCAATAAACTTTCTTCAAACTTCTTTCTTTCTGAATCCAACTTTGATAAAACATTACGTTCTCTATCTCTTAACTCAGCGGCCAACTCATATTTTTGTTGTTTAATAACATTCATTTTTTCTTGTTTGATGGCGTTTGCTTCGTCCTTTAATTTTTCAATTTCTTCAGGTAATTTGATGTCAATTTGCATTCTTGATCCAACCTCATCCAAAATATCAAATGCTTTATCAGGAAACTCACGATCTGTAATATATCGATCAGCTAACTCAACAAATATCCAAAGAGTTTTATCATCATAAGTCACTTTGTGGTGATCTTCATATTTTGATTTACTCATTTTTAAAATTTCAAATGTTTCCTCCTTTGAAGATGGATCAACAATAACCTTTTGAAATCTTCGATCTAACGCACCATCTTTCTCAAAGTGTTTTCTATATTCATCCAAAGTTGTTGCTCCAACACATTGAATATCTCCTCTTGATAATGCTGGTTTTAAAATGTTTGACGCATCTAAAGAACCTGAACTATTTCCTGCACCAACCATAGTGTGAATTTCATCAATAAATAAAATGATGTTTGGAGTTGCTTGTAATTCTTCAATAATAACTTTCATTCGTTCCTCGAATTGACCTCTATATTTTGTTCCTGCAACTAATGAATTTAAATCTAAAGATACGATTCTTTTATCCATTAAATTTTTTGGACATTCACCGTTGTGAATCATCATTGCAAGACCCTCCACAATTGCTGTCTTTCCTGCACCTGGTTCACCAATAATAATTGGGTTATTTTTCTTTCTTCGAGATAAAATCTGAGCGATTCTAAAAATTTCTTTTTGTCTTCCAATTACAGGATCTAATTTCCCGTCTTGTGCTAACTTATTTAAGTCTTTACTAAAATTATCTAATACAGGAGTCCCGCTATCAGATTTTTTCTTTGATTTGTCATTTCCTTCATCCATAAATTCTAACATAACTTTTTTTAATAAATAATAATATTAATAAAATAAAAAGTCCAATATTGTCTTTATGTCAGTTTGATTTATAAAAAATTTGTGTTTTACTGACAATTTGTCATATAATATTAATTGGTATAATTTTTCATATAAGAAAAACCAAAATAAACCTATAAAATAATAAAAAATGTTTAATTGGAATGAATTTGATAAATTATTTAATGAATTTTTTTCTTCATCATTTGATGATAAAAACTGGACTAAAAATACTTATAGATCACCAGATGGTTTGTATTCTATGTCTTATATGACAAGAAATTTTAATAATCCAAAACCGTCAGATGAATTATATGTATTAAAAGAAAAATTAAACTTGGCAATTAAAGAAGAAAATTTTGAAGAAGCTGTAAATTTAAGAGATGAAATTAAAAAGTTAGAAAAGAACAAAGAAGAGTTATCAAAGTTAAAAATTAAGTTGGACGAATGTATTCGAAACCAAGACTTTGAAAAGGCGATAGAATATCGAGACAAAATAAGATCTCTTAAATAACAAAATCCACCTTTATGGTGGATTTTTTTGTTTCGTATATTTATAGCTATGGAGTCATGGAGAAAATTTGCCGAATCTTTGGAACTAACAAAAGAGTTAGAAAAAACTTATTTAAAAATTAGAAAATTTTTTCAAAAAGAAGGGTGGACACAAAAGGATATTGAAAAACCTCCGTATTATCCTGAAGAATTAATGTTTTATCACAGAAGCATCCAACCATTGGTTCGGGAAATAGACCAAACAATTAGAGATTATGGTTTTAATGTTGACGGAACCGAAGTTCATTATTATATTATGGATAAACTTCGTCACATAGATGACATAACCCCATTAAGAGAACCAGATGGCAATAACAAGTGAAATAATTAGCGGAACTACAATTTTAAACGAAGTTCAATCATCAAATATTGTAAGAACACAATATGATACATTAACAAAAAAAATGATTGCGGAGTTTAAAAACGGAGTAAGATATGAATATAGTGATGTTCCACATCAAACTTACACTCAATTTAGAATGGCGGAATCACAAGGGAATTTTTTTAATAAAAACATTTCTAAAGCCCACACATATAAGAAACTATAATTAGAAAGTATTTATCTGTATGGATACTTCTGATATTTTAAAAAGTTTTGAATCTCAAGACGAACTAAACCCAAAGATTTGGGAAAAAGATGGTAAGTCATATACGATGAGACCTGAAGTTAGAGAAAAACTTTTGGAAACGGCAAATATCTTCATCGACTTTTTAGGTGTTGACGTAATAATTACTGATATTATTATGATCGGTTCATTAGTTAATTATAATTGGTCAAAATTTTCTGATATTGATTTACACATTGTGGTTAACTTTAATCAATTCCCTGAAAATAGTAGAGATCTATACCTTGAATTTTTTGATTTGAAAAAAGTGATTTTTAATCAAAGACACAATATTAAAATGTTTGGGTATGATGTTGAATGTTTCGTTCAAAAAGAAGACGAGACAACTTTTAGTAGCGGTATTTATTCTATTCTTTATGATATGTGGATGAATGAACCTAAAAAACTAAATAAAGAAACTATTGATAAAGAACTAATAAAGGAAAAGGCCAAACAATGGATGAGAATTATTGATGGCGTTGTTAATAACATCGAAGATGAGGATCCCGAAGAAATTAAAAGTATTGTAAAAAAATACAAAGAAAAATTAAAAAACTTCAGAAACTGTGGTTTAGAAAAAAATGGTGAAATGTCGATAGAAAATTTGGTATTCAAATTACTAAGAAGAAACGGATATGTTGAAAAATTGTATGAATTACCGACTGAAATTATCGACAAAAAACTATCCATGAAACAATAAAAAAACATTAATTGAAATAATTATATTTATCGGTATATTTATTAAGAAAAAATAACTCACATTAAATAAATAAAATATGGCAGGATTTAGACCTATCGGAAGTGAGAAACTTCAAGGAATGGATAAAATTAGACGAATAATGGAAATTGCTCGTTATAATGAAAATATTCCACAAAACGTTAATGAAACACAATCAAGCGAATATAAAATTGGTTTGGCCGATGGTAATACCTATGAAATCGTTAAAGAAAGACAAGGTTATATTGTTAAAAAAACACTTAACGAATCTGAAACGGAGTATATTGAGCCGATGAAACAAAGAAAATATTATTCTTCATATTCTCAGGCATTAAAAAGATTGAATTTGATGACAAAAGAAATCAACACTCTTTTTGAAAATGAAGAAGGAACTCCACTTTTAGGGGAGCAAAAAAAAAAGTTCATACTAAAAAGTAAGAAACCTAAAACTGAAGAACCTGCAGCCGCCGCGACTCCTGAACCAGCTCCCGCTCCTGAACCAATACCAGCACCCGCTCCTGTACCAGCCCCTATGCCTGATATGGGTGAAACACCGGCTCCTGATATGGGAGGTGCCCCTATAGAAGAACCACCAATGCCTGATATGGGAGGTGAAGAACCACCAATGCCTGATATGGGAGGTGAAGAACCACCAATGCCTGATATGGGAGGTGAAGAAGAAATGCCAGCAATGCCCGAAATGGGATCTGAAGAAGAAGTTGACATTGATGTTGAAAAAAAACCAAAAGAAAAGAAAATTTCGGATTTAAAAAGAATTCAAATTCTTACAGGAAAATTAGCTCAAAAAATTAGATCTTACGAAGAAGAAAAAGAATTAGATCCAAAAGATATTAAATACATTATTAACTCTATTTTATCGGCAATTGATGTTGATGTTTTAGATGAAGATGATATCGAACAAATTATCAATAAATTAGAAGGTGTTGAAGACGAAGAAGGTGGTAGTGAAGAAGAGGAAGTGTCTTTTGAAGAAAAATCTGACAAAGAGGAAGTTGCTCCTGAACCACCACAAGAACCTGAAATGGCCGAAGGATATGATGATTTTAGCACCGCATTCAAAGACTATATGGGAGGTGCATTGGCATCAGGTATGTCAAAAAAACTAAGACATGAAGAAGAAGATTTTGATATGGATGATGAATACCATAGAGAAAGAAGAAAAGGTAGAAAACACTATCCTAATGTTGATAGATTCGAACATGGAACTTTTAGTGAATCAACAGTAGATAAAGTATTATCAAAATATTTTATAAACGAAGAAACTCAAATTAACAAATACGAAGAATCTAAAAGCAAAAAAACAAGTCTAAATTACAATCAAAATAAACAAAATGTTATTAGATTGTCTGAATCATCAAATCAATTGGATGTGGCTTTAGAATATATTAAAGAAAATCCAAGAACAAAATTGATGGGTTTATCAACAAGAGGAAATTTAATTTTTAAAGAAGGTATTAACGAAACTAAAATTACTAAAAGTGGTGAGATCATATGAATCAATTGATTTATATTAACGGATTGGGACCTAACTATAAAGGTGATAATATTTATGAATTTATTTTTTCAGATACTTTAGAAGTGTTTGGTGAAAATTGGGAATCAAAACCAGCTAATGGTTATCCATCACCACCTGATTTAGAATACATTAAAAAGGTGGGAACATTAATTAACGAAGAGGTGAGTTTTGATTTGGTTCAAAATTCAGATGTATTTTCTTTAATTGATTCTATGGATAAAGTTATTGCTATGGGTTGGGAAGTTGAGACCGATAATATTGATTTCTCTTTAGTGAAACGTTTAGTTTTTCATTTTGGAGAATCTGAAGAAGAAGTAAAAAACAAACTATATGAAAGAGATATAGTATTAGAGTTTGAAAAAAAAGTAGTTTATGAAAACTAAAAAAAATATTTTATTTTTAATTGAGAATGGT